CACCCGTAGCTTAATTGGATAGAGCATCTGACTACGGATCAGAAGGTTCGGGGTTCGAATCCCTGCGGGTGCACACTTAAAAAGCTCGAAAATGTACTATTTTCGGGCTTTTTTGTTTTTAAATCTTCTATGATTCCCGATGACTTTCGCTGTTTTGTGTATGGAGTTTGTATGGACTTTTGTATGGACATAGCCAATACGGATTTTGAAAAATTACCATAAAGGAAATTCACGGATACCGTCCCGATTAAAACTTCTGATAATTTCTCGATATTTATAATTGATCTCATACGGCTTTGAATTTTTTGTAGGTGAAAACTATGGAAAATATTAATCAAAATAAAATGGCTGATGACTTTCTGAATAGGCTCTGAGAACTCAGCCAAACTACAGAAAGTAGAGTTTGTTTTTTCATCAGCCATTACAAAGTTTATTCGTTTATAACTTCCGTTTGGGTTATATCAAAAACATTAGCTGTAAAAAAGAATGGTTCGTCTTCGCTCACCATAGAATCGCCGGAAGTACGATCATTAGCCGATTTTCCTTCCGTACTCTTAATTGAAGGGACAAAAAGCAAAAGAGCGTGCTCACCTTTTTTTACAATTCTACCGGCTTTAAGCCATTGCTGAAAACCACCAACCACTGTGACGGGTTTTTCTGTCTGAGCGTATAAAAAACAAGTATTATGAGCGGTTAGGGGATGCCCTTCGATAGTAGTAACAATACCGAACTTTTCAATGAGCTGCGTTCTTTGCTCTTCTGTCATTTCTGAAAGAGTTTTTCTAATCGCTCGAATGCGAGATTTTTTCTTTTCGCGATAGTCAATTTTTTCTTGTTCAGTTAGATTTTTCATTTTAACACCTTTTATTTAGTTGAGATTTAATTTGAGTTGTTTAACCTTGATTTTGGTTGAAGTAGCAAAAAGGAAGAACTGCCGAGCAGCGAAGAAAGAAGAGAAGCGAACAGCGCGAAAATGCCCTGCGGGGTTGAACCACTGCACAGAATAGAGCGTTTGCGAACCACGATAATAAGTGAGCGAAACGAGCAAAAACAAACCGTGTTTGTTTTTATGCTTTAGAAGGATTTTTTTAACCATGACTGCACCATGTTATTATGTGATTGAAAAGGGCGTATTGCCCGCAAAAAACTTTTGCCCCCGTAGTCACGGTTTTAAAAGGTGCATTGTGTAAAGGTGAAATAAAGTGCCGGTTACTAAAAAAAGCGGAACGGAGAGGAGCAATAAGAAAAGATATGGTGGTTTATTTTGCCTTTACACGGTACGCCTAAGCGTACCCGCACCGAAACATCTTTAATGCAAGGGGGCAAAAGGATTGAGGCTAAATGTTTGCGAGGAACGAGCAAACAGACCAAGTAAAAGAGGTTGAATGTGTTTAAGTGCCTTTGAGCGAGGCACGAGCGAAAGGGCACATTCTGTGATTAATTATGAGGGAAAAGTTCCCGCCAAAGGCGGGTTCTTTTGCCCGAACTGAAAACCTTTCTGTGTTTGAGCAACTTATTAAGTGAGGGAATGAGTGAGGAGCGAGGCACGAGAGACGAACGAATGAGCGAACGAAAATAGGTTGCCTTTGTGTTCAGTAAAAAAATAGGGGTTGTTAATCAACGAAGAACTGCACCTATATAACGACCCTTATTTTTTTACATTCGGTGGTTTAGCTGAATAAAAAGGCTTCCTTTTTAAGGGAAACCTTTGGATGCGGGGGATAGGGGACGAAAAAAATTAAGTCAATGCGATTTCTCCGGATTTTATTGTACCGTCGGAGTATTTAAGTTTTAGTTTTAATTTTCCCGTTACTTCATCAAGATAAAAAACTAAATTAGAAGCATCTAAATAAGCGTCTAAGGGAGCCGAAGCGGAAGTTTTTAATATAACATTGTTAGCTACGGATTTAATCGAAGGATTCACAAACGACTTAGAGATATTATCTGCATAGTTTTTGGTTAAATGTGGATTAAGCGAGTTATCAACTAAGGATAGAATACTTGAATGATAATAGTAAGAGCCTCTTGCCGTTGCCTCCAAGCGAATTTGTGGAACAGCAGCATCCGGTAAAGAACCTTGTTCATACAGGAAAGAAGAAGTATTAAAATTAATAGTAAAAAGATGGGCGGCTTGTGCCGAAGAAAAGAAAGAACGAATACCGGAGACTTGCCAATTTATACCACCCGGAGGTTGGAAATTTGTGTGCCAACCAAGATTAATGGATGAAAGTTCAAAGGAAGAACTTTCGCCGAGACCTTCACCAAGAAAAGCACCGCGCCAATAATTAGATGCTGTGGAGGCTTGACCAGTACCGCCGGAAATTTTGCATGATCTTATAAATCCGTTAAACTTGCTGATAAAACAAATACCAGCAGATTGAGTATTACGCAAATCAAGTGATAGACCACCCTCAGACGTAAATGAAGAATCGATAGTAAGTAGACGAGTTGGAGGGAGAGATTCATCGGGTCGCAGGACCATTTTGTCCCATGCAGTATAACCAGGGGTATCATAAGAAAAAGAGAAATTACGAGCGTCAAGAGAATACGAAGCGGAACCGGAAAAAATTAAAGTGAAACCGGCAAGGTTTTTAGAGACGATGATAACTTGGTTATTGTTACGAGCGGGGTTGACAGCACCAGCTTTGCAGTAGGCACCATAAGCACCGGCAGCTTCATTAATCATACAAGCGCCACCATATAAAAGGCGTACAACGCCATTGTTTTTGAAGAATTCAGTAGCGGAATAGGTACCAGGATGAAGATAAATAAGGGCGTGAGCCCCATTTAAGTCAGTTGGGAGAAAACGATTAGCTTGAGTAAGAGTTTTGAAAGGGGTAAGCCAAGACATACCATCGTTATTGTCGTCGCCGAATTCATCGTCAACAAAAATTCTATAAGTAAGCAGTGCAGGATTATCCCAGACCGGAATAAGTTTGTCGAAAGGAGACTGCAATACTTCCAAAGATGAAGGGATGACGTCATGTTTAATTGCGTTATTTAATTTTCGCATGATGTTTATTCCTAAGTTAAGAGCACACGAATAAGTTGATCAGCTGCGGAAGCGGCATCGAGAGCAATACCGAGTACATCAATACCGGTTTCAAAGGGAATAGCTTTGCCGTCATCATCAGAAATTACTTTAGCACCTTTTGTGATTGCCGCGCCGGTTTTAACAAGCGCAATACCGGAAACAATAACGGGCATTAGTTGAGATTCGGTACCGAGCGGGAAAAGAAGTTCATCGGCAGAGACACCCAAATGCTGTTCTCCGGAAGCGACGGGATAGCCGTCCAAACCCACAAAAACATTTTTAGGAATGGTGAAGTTTGGATCGAACGAGTTCTCCGGAATGGTTGCGGTTGTAACTAAAATAGGCTGTTCGGTTTTCATAATATCTCCAGTAGAAAGTTGAAAGTATAAAGTTAAAAGTCATTAGTGAATAGTGGATTAAATTTTTCTTGGGCGTCCGCGTTTACGCGGAGGGCTTTGGTTAACGGTTGAATAAAAATTTGGGATACCGGAAATTTCAGATTCCGACAGTTCACGAAGATGATTTGATAGTGAAGCATCAAAAGTATCGATTACTGTTCCTTCGGGAATTAACTTTTTATTCAAAAAAATATCGGAGCCAATGACTTCGTAATATTTTTTATTCGGCAATGGCTGAGGATGCGCGTTATATGTTTCTTGGGTTTCCATAAGAATCCTTTGTTCATTAGGTGAAGCGAAAAACAACCTCACCCTAACCCTCTCCTTATAAAGGAGAGGGGATTTTGATTAGGAGTTGGTATCGTTAATTAAATAACCGGCATCTGAGCCTACAATAAGAGGCTGGAAAATGTTGGTGTTACGAATGAACTCGACTTTATTTCCTTCACCGGAATAAACATCTACGATGGGGAAATTCTTTTTCTTGAATGTGTATCCGAATGAAGGTTCGTATAAACTTCTTTCTGCATTTGGAGATTTAACCGGGACGTAAGCAAGAACTACATTATCGGACCAAACATCATTGAAAACATCCGCGTCATCTGAATAGACCGCTTCACCAACAAACAGAAAAGGAATATCAAGCAAAGCCGATAAAAGCTGCGGAGTAATTACCGCGTGTTGGGTGTAACGGATCTTATCAAGAATTGCCGGGTGATTTTTCAAAGCTGAATAAGAGGAAGCGCCAAGGATAGCAACGTTAGGACGTTTTGCGATCTTCTTTCTTACCGCTTCTTTTGCAGTCTCAAAAATCGCGACCGGATCACTTGCGGAGTTATTAAATTTATCACCGGCGGCAAGGGTAACTTTATTTCCCGTTGGGAATGAAGCTAAGTTTTGAACTAAGTCAGCAACTTGTTTTTCAAGACGAAGTTTAATCGTCTCGGTAGTTACGTGGGTGGCGTAAATTTTTAAGTTCCGTATGTCTTCAGACACCTCGCGGTAATCCATTGGATAGGCGATATCATGTTCAGTTAACGAATAGCTAACAGTATTAATGCCGTCAGGGCTGATAACATTTGAGTTAGCGCGAATTGCTCTTTCGGTATTATAAATACGGAAAGCTTCTTTGTTGAAGAGTGGAACTTTTCCTCCTTCTTTATCAACGCCGACATCGGGGAAGAGTTGTGAAGCAACGAGGTTGGGTTGAGAAAAACCACGAGCGAGCGAAGTTAAAACGGGGTCAACGATTCTTTTTTGTGCTAATGACATGTTTACCTCAATTAGGAATTACGAATTAGGAATTGAAGACAATTCCATTTATTTAAAAATGATTTAAGATTAACGATTAACGATTTTTGATTTAAGATGTTTTGTTGCATTGTTATAAGTAATCAGTTATGAATTAAAAACGATTTGAGCGGCTTCGGGATAAGTGATGTTCTTTTCCGTCAGCACATCTAATATTTTTTTATGAACTTGTTCAGCCTCGCTGTCAAGAGTAAATTCTGAAAAATCATAAGATTTTAATTTTGGATTTTTCTCTTCACTTGGTTTTTTAGCATAATCATCGAGCAGAATTATATCGGGGAACAACTCAACAAATTCAGTCAGATAATTTTCAAGATTAAATTCAGAGAAATTATATTCGGTTTGCGTTAACTCTAAAAGTTTTTGATGCATCGGGACTGTGAGTTTTCCATTATGGAAAAGGAATTCAACTTTATCTGAGAACGTACCGGAAAGAGAGAGAGAGGGTTGAGGGATAATGGTTGATGGTTGAGGGTCAACGGTTGATGATTGATGTTCCAAAGTTGATTGAATATTTTTTAGAGTTTCTAAAACGAGGGACAGAGGTTCAGAAAAATCATTTGAAGGTTCATTTTGTTTATTGGATAAAATAGCTTCCTCAGAAAATTCAAATGAATCATCAAGTAAAACATCTTCAGAAAAACTAATATCTGCTAATCCCTTAACAGCGGGTAATTCAGCACCAAGGAAACCTACATGACGGAGATAACTATCGGGGGTGAGGGAGACGCTTCTTTTTTTGAACAAACCATTTTTCAAACTCTCCATAAATTCAGGAACGATTTGCTTTGCGGAAGCAATGAGTTTATCGCCGGAAACCTTTAGAGAATCAATCCAACCAAAAGCGGGGTCGTTCGTTTTAGGGTGGCCAATAACAATCGGGGCTTCGGAGAGAGAAGGGTCATAAGAAGACGCAATCTGTTCGAGGTCGGAAAGAGTAAATTCTTTTTCAACACCGTTAGCAGAAGTAAACGTTCCAGTTTTTAATATTTCAAAATCCATGTTAAACCTTCAGATTAATTATAAATAATAATCGTTAGGAATAATATACAAAAGTATTTATATTTATGCAAGTGAATAAATAAGTATGCTGTAAGACAGTGTTTGAAATAAGAGCAAATAGTGTGTTTTTTGAGTAATATCATATATTTTTACAATATTATTAAATAATATGCAATAATATAAAGAGTAAAAAAATGAGTAAAACCGGAATAACAACGAAGCAAATAAGTTTTGTGAAAGAATATTTAAAAGATTATAACGGTAAACAAGCCGCAATAAGAGCGGGGTATTCAGAAAAAACTGCCGAAAATCAAGCTTCAAGAATGTTAAGGTTAGTTAAGGTTGCCGAATATTTAGGGAAGCGGCAAATAGAGAAAGAAAAAAAGATCGGGATTACGATTGAAGCGATCATAGATGAGTTAAAAGAAATTGGTTTTGGAATAGTTGATGGCGAAAAACTGAAAATGAATGATAAAATAAAAGCGCTTGAATTATTAGGAAAACATTTAGGAATGTTCACTGAAAGTAAAGACAAAGAGACGGAGGTGAATATCCAAGTACAAGTGCTTACTATCAATGGAAGCAGCAAGTAGAAAGTGGAAAGTAGAAAGTAGTATGAAAGAGATAAAACTAAATATTGAATTTCATGAAAAGCAGCAAGAAATATTTTTTAAGAGCAACGAAAGATTTAAAATTATTGCGAAGGGTCGCCGATTTGGTTTAACTAAAGGGATGGCAAACTATAATATTTTGAGAGCGGTGGAGAAACCTATTACGCTACTCTGGGTTGATACAATCTACTCCAACATAGAAAGGTACTATGAAAGATATTTTCTTCCGGTATTAAAAACCTTAGGGAGTAATTTTTATCATTATTCAAAAAGAACACAACAGCTTTATATCGGGAAAAGTGTCATAGATTTTCGTTCTGCGGATAGACCGGAGAATCTTGAAGGATACGGATATAATTTAATTACGATTAATGAAGCGGGAATAATATTAAAGAACCGGAGAATCTGGACTGAATCGATATTACCGATGACTATTGACCATAAAGCTGAGGTACTTATCGGCGGTACACCGAAGGGGAAATTTCTCAAAAAAAATGAAAAGCATTTATTTTATGAATTGTATCAGAAGGGTGAAATAACGAGAAACAAAACACAAATAACAATGGATGAAAGTCAAACAGCCGGTGGTGGATCAAACGTCAATCCGCCGATGGCGGAAAAAGGTTCAAATGAGCAAGGGAGTAGTCTGTCGTTCCGCCAGATAAATTGGAAGAGTTTTAATTATTCGAGTTATGATAATCCTCTTTTAGATGTGGAAGATATTAAAGAAGTAGAAAAGGAAATCCCCTTATTTCTGCGTGAACAGGAAATAAGAGGGAAATTTGTTGAGCAGAACGCAAGTGAGTTGATTAAACGGGAGTGGTGGAAGTTTTACACAGTTGAAAGTGAAAAGTGGAAAGTAGAAAGTAAAAGAATAGTGCAGAGTTGGGATACTGCGTTTAAAACTAAAGAGGAGAATGATTTTTCGGTTTGTACTACATGGGGAATTTCTAAATCGCATTTTTATTTATTGGATGTTTTTAGGGAGCGATTGGAATTCCCGGAGCTTAAACGGAAAGTAGTTCAATTAGCTGAAAAATATAATGTGAATGAAATACTAATTGAGGATAAGGCGAGCGGACAAAGTTTAATCCAGGAACTTGAAAGGGAAACACGATTACCGGTTAAAAAAATAAAAGTGGATAGAGATAAATATTCACGGCTTGTCGCAATTACTCCATTGATTGAAGCTGGGAAAATAGTCTTACCGGAAGGGGCGCATTGGGTAGAGCAATTTATAAATGAGTTTGAGGAATTCCCGAATGGTGAATTTGATGACCAGGTTGACAGTACTACACAAGCGATAAACGCAAATAAAAGTGTGGCTCCCGTTGATTATAATATACGGACGGTGAACTTGAAAAATATAATTAGGAATTCAGAATTCAGAATTAGGAATTAGGAATTTAACCAGAGGCAATCAAGTTCGAATTAGAAAAAAAGTTAGAGAATAAGACTGTAGGACTTTGAGACTTTGAGACTTTGAGAATTTGAGAATTTGAGACTTTGAGACTTTGAGAATTTGAGAATTTGAGAATTTGAGACTTTGAGAATTTGAGACTATAGGAATTTGATGGTTCGACTTCGCTCACCATAGATACGGTAGGGATTTAAATAAAAAGTTAAAGGATTAATTATGAAACCATTTGAAATAAAGTTGACTAAAGAGTTGACTAAAGAGTTGAAAAAGGATTTTGCAAGAGCAGATGGTTCGACTTCGCTCACCACACGTCGCTTGGGATTTAAATAAAAAGGAAAAGGTTACAAAATGAAACCATTTGAAATAAAGTTGACAAAAGAATTAAAAAAGGATTTTGCAAAAGCAGAAAAGATAAGTTCTGCGTTTCAGTTGTATTCGAGTCTACCGGACCCGGATAAAATACTTACTGAAAATAATTATGACTATTCGATACTTCGCGATCTGCTGAATGATCCTCATTTAAGCGCTGTGGTACAACAAAGGAAATCGTTAGTGCAGCAGTTGGGTTGGGAAATATCATGTGAAGGGGATAAGGATAGTGAAAAGAAAGTAGTACAATGGATGCAGAGGCTTGATGTTGACGGTATAATGGGAAAGATGCTGGATGCTATTTTATTCGGGTTTGCAGTCCTTGAAATAAATTGGGAGATAAAGGGGAAAGAAATATTTCCAACCCAAATTAATTCCAAACCACAGGAATGGTTTATTTTCGATAAAAAAAACAAATTAACGTTGAGGCAAAAAAATGAAAGCGGATATACTTTTAGTGTTGGCG